GTATATGATTCCATTATAATAAGAAACCCTCCGCTTGGGAGGGTTAAGTAGACACTTTAATAACTGTCCACGTCGTTTTCTTGCTTGACGTAGTGCTTGTGGCTTCAAGGTACGCTTCTGCTGCTTCTTAGAGTGATGTTGCCAGTTCGGAAGTTGTGCCATCGTACTGTTTGGGTTTAGAGAAATTCTTGTGTTTCTTGAACTCTATCACATTATCAAACTTATCGACAATCTGTTCCCCTTTATGTGAGATAACAAACACATTGTTACCATCAGTGATATTATAGAGGATCTTCATGAAGTCCATAGTACCATTGGTATCTAAGGAACTATCAAAGATTTCATCAAGGATTAGGATGTTTGTATTAACTGAGTTCTTAAGTTTAGCAATCTCTCTCCATGTAAAGAGTAATGCTAAATCAATCCTCATCTTTTCTCCTTCAGAGAAGGAAGCATAAGAGAACTCATCTCTAAACCTTGACTTGATTGTCTCATTAAACATTTCATCGAGGTTAAAGTTTACATAGAACTCTAACTTCTGAAGATATTTATTAATAAGATCATTCATTACAGGTAAGTACTTCTTAATAATAGATGACTTAACCCCACCATCCTTAAGAAATTCAGATACTAATTGAAGATCAGATTGCTTCTGAATTATATCTCTTCTTAATATTTCCTTCTCTTGACCTTGTTCAATAACCTTTCTAAGTTTCTCCTTCTCTAGTTCAACAGCATCATCATTATTCTCTATAGATTTAATTTCCTTTTCTATCTCTTTAATCTTATTGTTCTTCCAATTAATATCAGCAAGAGTTTGTTTGACTTTAACCTGAGAATCCTTTATTAACTTTTGAATATCATTACGACTAGTCCATTCTTTATCAAGTTTATCTTGTTCTGATGCTATCTGATCTAATGCTTCATTTAGTTTAGTAAGTTTATCTTCATCTTTATTAAGCATATCATCCTTAAGTTCAGATCCTATACCTTGATGGCATGTAGGACATATCTTATTATCCTTGAAGAATTTAATCTCACTCTTCAAATCTTTCATCTTACCATTAAAGGTTATAGTAAACTCTCTTAACTTATTCATTCTATCACTAGGATCTTCAGTTTCTTCTAACTCAACACCCAAACTATCCATCTCTCTCATATCAAGTTCAACTTCATTTTGAGATGTCTTGATATCTTTTTTAAGAGATTCTATAGATTCATTCCAATGAGATACATTACTGTCACTTTGTTTCTTTAGGTCATCTATTAATGTTCTTTGAACTGTGACCTTATCTTTTAATAGAGACATTGCATTCTCTACATCATAAACCTGTTCTTTATTAACCTTAACTCTCTCCTTTAATATAGTATTCATTGTAGAGAATATTCTTATATCAAGTATATCTTCTATAACATCTCGTCTACCTGGTGCAGATAACTGCATGAAAGGAACAAAGGTACTTGATCCCAGTACAACTATCTGAGTAAATGATTTATAGTTCATCTTCAGAACATTCTGTTCTAACCACTTCTGTTGATCAGCAGCAGCAGATGATTGATCTAATAGAATACCATTCTTATAGATTTCAAACACATTTGGTTTTATAGCTCTGACTATCTTCCAATTAATCTTACCGATAATAAATTCTAACTCAGTTCTACAGTCACCACAGTTAACTGTATTAACCAATTGACTCTTATTAACTTTACGAAATGGTTTAGCAAATAAAGAAAAGCACAATGCATCTAGAATAGTTGACTTACCTGCACCATTCTCTCCAACGATCAATGTTCTTTCATGACCATTTAGATTTACTTCAGTAAAGTTATTTCCTGTACTCAGGAAGTTTTTCCATTTTATAGATTTAAATTCAATCATTCTTTAGGGGGAATAACAATGTCATCAGGGGTAACTATACAATATGTGTAACCTCTTTCTTCACATATGTTTATAGCAATTTCAGTTTCAACTTCAATGATTCTCATATCTGGATAATCTTCTGCCTTGAGTAATTCAGAATGCCTTTCAGCATCTTCCTCCTCCTCAAACATATACAAAACATTATTTGGTCCAACACTGGGAGCATATGCACCTTGATCCTCCTTTCCTTTTATTGTTAAAATGTACATTAATCTAATTGAATTGCTTCTGTGTAGATAGAACTAACAATGGACTTGAGATTATCTTTAGTAGGATAGTCAAGAATATCAATATAGTTTTCTAAGAAACTTAGTGTTCCTTCTATCTCAATGTCTCCAGTTGGTGACACTTCTTGTACAGTGTTGTCAATGATTTTTAATTCATGTATCCCTATATTATAGAGACGTTCTATGAAATTGTCAAATTCACAATAGTTATCTTTCTGTTCGACTATTAATTTTATAAACTTATCTTTATATGGTTCTACATTAAGACACTCATAATTCTCCAAAGAATCATTATAGAATATCTTTTCAAACATATGATTAGGATTATTGATAAACTTCAATTTCCTAGTTTTTGTATTGTATAAATGGAATCCTCTCTTATCTCCATAGTCATTCCAGTATGTCTGATAGGGATTACCAAGATATCTTATGTTGCCATTACTAGATCTAGTATGGAAGTGACCAGAGTAAACGTTCTTAAACTTATCAAACCTTTCATAACTCATACCATGATCCATAACAAATCCAGGATGTGCCTCGAATCCTTTGAGTTCTAAGTGACCCATACATATCTCTGCCTTTGTATTTTCTATTTCATCAAAGGTCTCACTTTCATTTTCAAGACAGATCCAAGGTATAAAACAAATATCTAAACCCTCTATATTAACAGTAGATGGTTTCTCTATACAATGTACATTGTCATATTGATTAAGAAGTAGATCAATAGCATTAATGTTTAACGTGTTCTTATAATAGGCAGTATGATTACCAACTAACGAATAAACAGTAATACCTAGATCAGCAAGTTTATCAAAATACTTCTCCTTTGCCCAGTTAAGAGTCCAGAAGTCAATGGTCTTTCTATTATCAAAGGTATCTCCAAGATCTAATAGTGTCTTAACTTTATTCTTTACAAGAGTAGGAAAGAATGTTTCCTCATAGAACTTCTCCATATAGTCATGGAAAATCTGACTACTCTTACGTAGTCCAAAGTGTTGATCAGTTATAATTCCTATCATTGGCGGTATCTTTGTTCAAGTGATGTTTTAATTCCTTCATACTCTTGACTATTTCCATAAGCATCAGCAGAGAATAGTTCATTATGACCTGACTTCTCAATCATCTTGTTCTTTATATCTACCTGTTTCTTTTCCTTTTGTATCCTACGTAAGAAAGCATAATATATTATCTGAGTAAAATAAGCAAATGGATTCCTTGACTTCTCTGGATCAAAGTTATCAATATATGTAATACAGTTCTCTATACCATCACCTATCATGTCATCTTTAAACATGTAGTTGACAAAGTTTGGTTTATATGATAGATGTGTAGCAATCTTCAAGAAGCACTCACCTATGTATTTACTAACAGGAGGTTTCTTGTTACCTTGTATTTTAGCAATCTCTACATTATCTTTGTATTCGATAATTGCTGCTAAGAACTCTTTATTGTTAACATAATGTTCTTTTTTACTTGCCATTAAATCTATCTTGCTCTTGTCTGTCTATCATAGCATACTTAAGGGTACTTGACAAGGGGATAGAAAGTGTGTATAATAACTGTGTCAACGGTTAAGGGATAGAACTAAGCTTTATCTGGGTCTTCTTTCTTAAACTCTAGACGTAAGACGTTCTCAAGATACTCTCTTGCCATATCAACTGATCCTATAAGACCAGTTTTATTATTTAATTCTAAACGACCTCCTTTCCTCTTTTGTGGGATAGGGGGTTTTGCTATGTTTCCTCTTACTTTAGCAATCCTTTCTTCTTGATCCAACCTAGCCATACTTCCCAAATAGAAACCACATACTTGATGATTTAATTCTGTCATACAAAGTATATCTTCTCCAAAGATAGTAAACTCATCTTCATGTGTTATCTTATTCCAGTGTTTAATTCTAATACCTTGTATTATTCCAGGTATATCTACTTCTTCTATTTCTAATGGTTTATTAATTATAAGGTAATCTTCTTCGGGACACGCTTCTTTAACTAGGCAAAGTATTTCCTCACCGTTCTTAAATTTAATACTAGCGTAGAATGAGTCCATACTTACTGTTTTAATTTTACCTGTATAATTTCATAATCGAATGATTCTTGGTTATAGATTTTTACTCTCTCAAATAAATGACGAAGGGTATAATTAGGATTCTTACCATCTTTGGTAGTATCATCAGCAATGTCGTAAAGGATAGCAATTGATTTGTTTTCTCCTTTTCTTAATACTCTACCTATTGATTGTAGGTTTCGTACTCTTGACTTTGATGGGGATGCAAAGATGATATTGTGAAGACGTTTAATGTTAATTCCAGTTGAGAATGTGCCGTAAGAGGCAACAATGATTGCATTGTCTTCATTTTCGGTAATGGTTCTGACTGATTCACGATCTTGTGTTTCAACACCGCCATGAACAAAGAATACTTTTCGTTCACTAGATGCACTATTATTTATCATCTCATAAAGTGGTTCTCCATGCTTCTCTACGTAATTGAATAGAACTAGTGTATTTCCTTTAAGGTCTAGAGCAAGGTTTCTTATAAACTTATTTCTTTGAGGATGGGTTACTACCCATTCTATTTCATCTTGATAAGTATCAAAGTTCTGGTGTGGATGTTTTAATGCAATGATCCTAATTTTTAACTTAGCAAGGTGACCTTCTTTAATTAATTCATTAGTGTTAGTTACCTTATCATGAGGTCCGAACAGTCCTTCTAGGACTAACTTATTTGTTTTACTACCATCTAATGTACCAGTAAACCCTATACGATACCGTGCATGGTGTAGTTTAGTAAGTATTTCCGTCAGTGACTTGGCTTTGAATAGATGTGCTTCATCACCTATGACTGCAGTAAATGGTTCAAACCATTTCCTAGATTGTTTATATACTGATTGCCATGTAGTTATAGTAACTGGTTTATCAGTAACTTTTTCATGACCAGCATATATCTTATGAACATGATCATCTACACACCACCCATAGGAAAAGAAGTCCTTATATAATTGTTCTACTAAAGATGTAGTAGGTACAACAATCAATGTCTTCTGTCCTGACTCAAATAAAAATCTGACGATGGAATATATCATCAGAGATTTACCTGATCCTGTAGGTGATACTATTAGTTTTCTTCTCTTTCTTAATGCTTCATAGATTGCTTTATATTGATAAGGTCTTATCTTTAATGAAGTAAACTTATCAACATATGTTTTTATACCACTAGGAGATATTAATTCATCCTCCGAGTCAGGCATACCAAAGTGTTTATTATCAACATAAGAATATTCATATCCTCTTTCTTTACAAAACTGTTCGATATATTCCCTGAGTCCAGCATATATTTGTCCAGTAGCAGGAGAATACAATCTTATCTTACCATCCCAGTACCGTTTCTTATATGCACTCATGAACTTTGCTTCTGGTACTTCAAAAGTGAAGTGATCAGAAAGTTCATAGGAGATATGTGGTTGAGTTTTTAGTTGAAGGTATACTTCGTTTTTCTTTTTAATAAGAACATCAATCATTAATAACCTGATTCAAACTTCTTCCATTCAATTGCATTCTTTACTTGAAACGAACGGTTGTTTATCATATTTAGTATCTTTTCAAGACATTTCTCATAGGTATCAAATAGGTCTAACCGAGCTTGTGCTTCAGTCAACTCTTCATCTGCATTAAGATAGATGGGGACTTCATTTTTCATAATCTTTATATCAGGGCATTCTTCATCCCTTCCCATTAAGTAATGGTACTTTTCTTTATAAAGTTTCTGAAATGTATATTGTGCTCGGTTTTTAAGTAGTTTGTACCTATGGAATTTCTCTAACCACTTTGCATGAAGCGATGGTATTCTACGTGACTCTTCATTTAAGTCCTCAAGCATAGCAGCATCTTCACGCCATTCATCTAAAAATTCATTATTCATAATGTTAGTTCTTTATCATTCTTATCTAGTAGTTTAAAGTATGTGTATTTGAAAGTTACATTTGCAGTTAAGTACTGTATATCATTAGTGTCTACGTTAAATGGTAAACCTGCTGTCCCTATAGGGAATGCATCGTACAGTTTAACTACAATTTGGGTATTAAAATTACTGTTTAGTACTCTTAAAGTAAGATCTAATCTATCGTAATCTGGTCCTTTGTGTTCCTTCTCCACCATCTTGTCAGCAAATTCCCTCCACTGACTTGCCTTCTGTGGATAAGTTATACCAGTCATCCAATTATGAATGATAGAGTAATTTCTCATGTCTTCATCAACAAGCATAGTTATAGTAAAGTCCTCATAATTTAACTTGTCACCACTAAGTTGAAAGTCATTAAAAGGGGTTGCTTGTTGTGGACCACCCATTGATACACCAGGAATATTCGCTGCAGTACAATCGAACGATACCTCTTTAAAAATAGGTATGTCCAGTTGAAATGCTACTGGTGCTAAGAAGTTTAAATTATTGCTCACGGTAAAAACGGAGTCCTCCCATAGTATTTAGACATAAAAAAAGAGACCCCGTAGGGTCTCTAGTGAAATATGTAATCCGAATTACATTAAGTTTGCAACAGATACTCTTCTGTAGTAAACGTTTGTGCTGAGGTTAGCAGCAGCAGATGGATCGGAATTAGCAAGTGTTGAATCATAACCCTTAGCAAATGGATTAAGAACTACGCCATAACGTGTCTTAAACCCGATGCGTGGCTGGAAGTCGTCTTGTCCGACGCTACGTACCATCTGTAGAGGTACATAAGGACAGTAGAACAGACCAGCATCATAAGGAGATGAACCTTTGTATCCAATAACGTAGTACTGATTACCTGAGTTACCTGATGAGTTTGTACCACCACGAGTGATAGTAGCATATGGATCAATGTAAACTCT